CCATGGTTTTCATAATTATTATTAACTTTGTATAGGGCTTAAAACAAATTGTACATCATTAATTAATTAAAAGGATTGAAAAACAAATACTTACAACAGGCAAGAAAAAAACAAAATGTACATCTACTTTAATTTACCTTTAATTTTAAGGCCAATTAAAAAGTTATTATAAGTGATTGCTTTAAGTGTGACTTAATAACCCTTTAAACAACGCTTAAACGCCGTTACAATAAAGGATAACACAATATACTACCTACTAACTGAAGCTCCATTACGGGGTTTTTTTTATGCCTGGATATGATAAGCACCGGGGCTATAAAAACACTGCAAATGTACTAAAAAAATGCATTGGGGTTACTAATGGGGTTACATATGGGGTTACAAAACAGTAATATATATAACGGATAAATACCCCCATAAGGCATAAAAAAAGCATTTAAAAGCACTTTTTAAACGAATAAACATACCGATAACACCCTTAATAAATAAAAAACAAACGTATTAAAACACTGAAATGCACTTAAATAAGTTCATTCAACTGGTTATAGTGCGCGTGTGATGTGTACAAAGTGTGTGATGTGTGTTGTTCAGAAACAATTATCAGTTGGACCGCATAGTATTGAAGCGTACGCTTGCTTTAACCAGTGCAAGTGCCTTGACTTTAGAGAGGGGAATATCTTTTGGTTGGTGGTTTTGATTTTGGCTTACAAGTTTAATATAATCCGGTTCATCTGACTTTTGAATGTATTTTATTACAATATATTCCTCACCTTCCATGTCATACGATATTAAATACATTTCACCATAAAAAATTGAATTAAACATATCCTGAATACGGCGATATACAACAATATCACCCGATTTGATCAACGGATACATTGAATCACCAAAAGCAAAAATCCCACCATCTACCTTGCCGGTATTAGGCAGACTAATATAATCAATCGGTGTATAACCGGTTGGATCATTAAACAGCGATACAAGCCCGGCTGCCGCACTTATATTATATATAGGTATTAATTGCCTGGTATGTCTTTTTTCTATAGAATCATTTAAAATTTGAATCTCATCTTCAGAAACTTTAAAACTATTTTCAGATAAAATCATTTTCCCTCTTTCTAAGATTAGCCACAACGGATCTAAATCTTTATATTGATAGCATATTTTCTCACACTTGTCACTTCCAATCGCACCTTCTTTATCCAAAAAACCGTTAGAAACACCAATTTCTTTATAAAATTGGTACTTACTAATTCCTTTGTATTCAAGATATTGAAGAATCCTTTTTCGTATTTCCATAAATAATTAGAAAATATTCTATTAAAATGAACTATATTAGATAAAAAGCTATTATATTTGCACTGTGTTTCAGTAATGAAAGAACACTACAAATGTAATAAAGTTTATCAAATAAAAAAGATATATGAAACCAGGGAATAAGATTTTAGTTGCAAATGGGGAAAAAAAAGCCCTGAAAGATTTATTCAATTGCAGTTATCCAACCGTTCGAGTAGCTCTAAAAGGAAAAGAAAGTACAACCCTTGGATACAAAATCAGAAAAGCTGCTATCGAACGAGGCGGTGTAGAAATTGAATCGAATGAGAATTAATTTTTAGTTCCAAATTATAAAATCCAATATTATGAACTCAGATTATGTACCGGTTTTTATGGCCACACTTTCAGTTATCACAATCGTAGCAATTAAACTGATCCTTATTTATAAATCAAGTAGAACGCGTAAAAAAACAAATAAATAAAAATTTTAATTTACTCCGTGTACAGAAAATTATTAAGTGATCCTTTCAATAAACAAATAAGTTGGATCGGATTGATATTGATTGTTTGCTATTTTACTTTTCAAATTTGTCGACCTTTCTTCCGATAATCCTAAACGGCATTGCGCCTCGATAATGAACACGGTACGCCTCCTGCGGTACGAAGGATAATTTTAAAAACACTTACAACTATGGTAGAATATTATAATAATAGATTAGCGGTACCAACTCGAATGCTTATTGATGAGGGTATAATGACCGTTGAAAACTACAAACAGCTTAGTTCAAGGAATAAGATTAAAGTTGTACAACGAGGCTGCCTGAATACACCAGCCCTGGTTGATTATAATTCATTGCCTGAACGTTTCCGTAAGGTTATTGAAATGAAATTTGGAGATGTAACAAAACAACCGGTTGCAAATATCTTTACTGATCACATTATCCAGGACACAGCAGCTATTGAATTTCTAAGTAGCTATCAATTGCCAAATGGTGACAGCCTTCCCGCTGATGCTGTAACTGAATATTATAATAACGCGATTGTATTGAATGCTATTCACGATGTATTGAACTCACGCATAGCCATGCGCAAAGCACTGGGAGGTAAAACAACGGGACTCTGGGAAAATATAACACGCACGGTGTTGAACCTGGACCAAACGAAATACCCTCACACCTTGCCGGCCAATGAACGCAGACTCCGCGAAAAATACAACCTGTACTTATCGAACAAATACCAAAGCCTTATTCATAAAAACTATTGCAACAATAACGCACGGAAGGTGGATGATGATCTTGAACGATTGATCCTGTCTATTTACTGCATGACTAACAAGCCTTATTCAACCTGGGTACAGGAAGATTATTTACTATTTATTGCCGGAGTAAAGGATATCGTTGATATGGAAACGGGGGAATTCTTTAACCGGGAAGATTTTAAAAATGAAAAGGACGATTCATATATCAGCGTTTCGGCTGCAACTTGTTGGAACTACATAAATAATCCAAAAAACCGCGTTATCGTTGACCGCCTGCGTGCAACGAGTCATAACTTCCTTTCAAAAGTACGTCCACACATGCACCGTCACGCACCCATGTATGCACTTAGTAAGATTTCACTTGATGACCGTGACCTGCCTCGTAAATTAGCCAGTGGTGACCGTGTTAAAGCCTATTATGCTTATGATGTGGCTTCGGGTTGTTTGATTGGAGCCAGTTACTCATTGAAAAAGGATATCCCTCTGTTTATAGACTGTATACGTGAAATGTTCCGTTTTATTGATTCACGCAGCTGGGGTATGCCTCTCGAAATGGAAGTTGAACATCACCTGGTTAATAATTTCAAAGATGATTTATTCAAAGCCGGTGTAGTATTCCCATTCGTACGTTGGTGCGCACCTTCCAACTCTCAGGAAAAACATGCTGAGCAACTTAACAGACAGAAAAAATACGGATATGAAAAACGCTACCAGGATGGTATCGGAAGATGGTATCTGAAAGATGAAGCAAATGTAACCGGTGGTGAACGCGTATACGACGATGCAACCAACAAATACATTGTAAAGGAACGCTCGTACAGTTATGATCAACTGGTAGCTGATGATTTAAAATCAATTGTTGACTACAACAACGGACTACACCGCGATCAGAAACTTTACAAAGGACTTACCCGCATGCAGGTAATGGAACAAAACATTAATCCGAACCTTGCCGATATCAACCGTCCTCTACTTGTTCGCTACATTGGGAACTGCACGACTACAAGCATTCAACGAAACATGTATTGCCAGGTACAATACAATGATTACATGTTACCAACTCCTGAGATCCTTTCAAAACTGGCACCGAATAATTATACCGTTCAGGCCTATTACATGCCAATGAACGCTCAGGGAGAACAAAAAATAGATAGTCTTTACCTGTATCAGAACGATGATTATATCTGTGAAGCCAAACAGATCGCGAAATTCAATACATCCCTTGCCGAACGAACACAGGTAGATATTGATGCATTTACCGAACAGGCCAAATACATTGCCAAATTTGACAAGATGGTGAAGGATGGCAAGAATAAGCTGGCTAAGGTAGTGCTGTATGAAAATACAGAACGATTAGAAGAAATAGAGGTAGAAGTTGCAGCAATGGTAATAGAGGAACCTAAACAAGAAATAATACCGGAAACGTACGACGAAAATTATCAGGCTGCATTGGCTTTAAATAGTCTTTAAACAGAATTAAAACACCAAATAAACACCAAAAAATCATGAACCAGGAATTTAAAAACAGAATCGTTGAAGCGATTGTACTTAATCGCCCACAACACCAAAGCGCAGCAAAGATGGCTGTCACATTAGGAGTCAGCAGCGCGCAACTGAGTAGAATTATCAACGGAGACACTGAAAATGTACTAAGTGAATCAAACTGGATCACCATCGCCCGCAAACTGGATGTACAACTCCGGGAAGATGCAAAATGGGTAACCGCAAAAACACCGGTTTACCAATTTATCTATACACAATTGAATGCTTGCCAACAATCAAGCCTGAGCGGCCTACTTTGCGACATGGCCGACCTTGGTAAAACCTATACGGCACGTTGCTATGCTAAAGAAAACAAGTTTGCTATTTACATTGATTGCAGTCAGGTGAAAACGAAACAAAAGCTGATCCGTGAGATTAGCAAAGAACTGGGGTTAGGAAACACCGGCAAGTACAGCGAGGTGTACGCAGATTTGGTGTTTTATCTACGTAGCATTCCTAACCCCTTAGTTATACTGGATGAAGCCGGTGATTTGGATTATCCGGCCTTCCTGGAACTAAAAGCATTATGGAATGCAAGCGAGGGAGCTTGCGGATGGTACATGATGGGAGCCGACGGACTAAAAGAAAAAATAGAACGAGCACGTTACGCACGAAAAGTTGGTTATGCCGAATTGTTCTCTCGCTTTGGATCCAAATATCAGAAAGTAAGTCCAGACGGTAAAGAAGCCCTGGACGAATTCACCCGGACTCAGGTAGTAATGATTGCCAGGGCAAACAAAGCGGATGTTGATGTACGAGAAATACTGGGTAAGGTAAACGGATCGCTCCGCAGGGTAAAGATTGAGATTCAGAAACAAAGATAGTGGATAGTAAATTAGTAGGGCTTAAATTTTAAGAAGTAACAATGGCAATCAAAAGAGCTTTAACGATACAGAACATACTTGAGAAACAATATAAGCTTTTTGAATTTGATGGGGTGTGGGAGTCAGCATTTTCAAAACCTGAAACGTCAGGAGTTTGGTTTGTCTGGGGAAATTCAGGAAACGGAAAAACCAGTTTTATTTTGCAACTGATCAAATACCTTACAAACTTTGACAAGGTGCTATTGAACTCCATGGAGGAGGGAACTACACATACTTTACAAAAAGGACTTATTCAACAAAACATGATGGATGTCCAAAACAGCGTGTTGGTGGTGAATGAAAATGCTGAGAAACTTGAAAAAAGGCTAATGTGTAAGAAAAGTCCGAATATCATTATCATTGATTCATTTCAATATTTTCAACTGACTTATGTACAATACCTGAAGTTTAAAGAAAAATTTCCTAAAAAGTTGCTGATTTTTATTTCTCACGCGGATGGTAAATTTCCTGCCGGTAGATCGGCAAAATCAGTAATGTACGACGCTACATTGAAAATCTATGTTGAAGGTTACAAAGCTTTTTCTAAAGGAAGATATATTGGTGAAAAAGGTGAATATACAGTATGGCCGGAAAAGGCAGTAGCATATTGGGGTTAAAAAACGAATTATAGAAATTAAAACGAATTTAATAAACCACACACAATGGGAACAACAAAAACATTTCAACAGACAAAATCGAAACTCGTTAAGAGGTTTCACACCTTACTTGGAAAAGCAGGAATTAATGACGATGGGAAAAAAGCTATTCTTGCAGCTTATGGAGTCAGTTCCACACTTGATTTATCGGAGGAACAACTTTCACAAATATGTTTGAAACTGGACAAAAGCCAGGATGTAAGTTTTAAAGAAATGGATAAGATCCGTAAACAATTGATGGCTGCCATTTATACCTACTTAAAAGCATTCGGAACACCTTCAACTAATCCGGAATATGTAAAAGCGATTGCTTGCCAGGCAGGCGCGTTTGATGATTTTAATTTCATTCCTAAGGACCGGTTACGTTCACTGATACATTCTTTCAATAATCAGACTAAAGATCTGCTAAACGTTGCCGAAATGACAGCTGACAGAGTGGATTACTTAACGCTACTTAACTAGTTCTATGGAGAAAGTAAAAAACAAACTAACCTCCGATCGCAAACTTAAAATGCGTGCATATGCCAGAGGGATTAGTGTTGAAGAATGCATTCAACAGGAATTAGAAAGAGAACAGATAAAAGCTGAACAAATTCGAAGAGATATGTATGCTGCCGATCAATTGCGTGATGAAATACTTGAACGAACCTTGCAGGTGAAGAAAGAAGCGAGTTCTAAAACTGAAATCAGGAATAGTCTGATAGAAGCCGAAAAACAACAAGATGATTGTATTCAATGGTTTGTTGAAAATCCGGTAAGTCACCCTGAGTGGAGCAAAATGGTAGACGAACTCCACGCCATTGAACAAAAACTTAGAATTCTTTCCGCTACCAAAGTATCCGCTTCCTTATGTGGAGGAATGAATGAAATAAACACTTTAAATCTAAAATAACAAATCTGACTATTATGGCTAAAATTAATTACAATATCGGTGAACGGTTCACGCATGATGAACATACTTACGAAGTGATTGAACCGATTAATAAAATGGCAAATTGCCATGAATGCACATTTAACAGTCCTGAAACAAATACACTTCATTCGGAGTGTCATATCCCTGCCGGTTTAACCGGTTTGCGTTGTTCATTCCCGGATCGTATTTTCAAAGAAATAAATATTTAATTAATAAACGTATGAAACAAACAAGTAAACAAGAAAAATGGAAGGATGAATCCAAAATGGAAGTCCCTTACAAACGCATTTCCAAGGCAGAACGATTGATGGAAATTAAATCACATTCCTTATTAACGGAAGCAAAAGGAATTAACTCCGGATTACAAGACTTTAAAAACCGTATTAAGGCAATTTGTGAGGAAGTGTATTCCGCTTTTATGCTCGAAAACAATGTAAAGTCAAATTCAAAAGGGAATTTCACCTGGTATAATTTTGATCGCACTATCAAAGTAGAGGTAGCGATTTCAGAACCGGTTAAGTTTGATGACATGGCCATTCAGGCATCAAAGGAAAAACTAGACGAATTTCTTGAATCGGCGGTGGATAGTAAAATTGATTTTGTTAAAGATTTGATAAAAGATGCATTCTCAACATCGAATGGTAAGTTGGATGCTAAACGGGTTCTTGGATTGCTTCGGTACAAAAGCCGTGTCACTTCACCACTTTTTCTAGAAGCAATGGATCTGATTGAAAAAGGTATTCGTAGACCGGAATCAAAAACATATTTTAGGATATGGGAAAAGGATACTGACGGAAAGTATCAGGCAATAGAATTGAATTTTAGTAATATATAAAAACAACCTGTATGAGACGCATACAGCGCGTCTCATACACAAAACAACACACACATGTTAAATTGGTTTATTACAGGGATTAAGTATGAGAAAACAGCCGAGGAGGGTAAAATCGTAAAGGTAAATGAAAATTATCTGGTGGATGCTCTTTCATTCACCTAAGCTGAGGCAAGGATTAACGAAGAAATGAAGCCGTTCATAAGCGGGGAATTTATCGTATCGAAAGTAAAACGTGCACGTATTAATGAATTGTTTGCTAATCCTAATGGTGACAAATGGTATCGTTGCCGGGTGAACTTTATTTCATTGGATGAAGAAAAAGGAATTGAGAAAAGAACTGCAACTGCCATGTTTGTCCAGGCTAATGATGTAAAAGAAGCCTGGGATGGTTTACATGAAGGAATGAAGGGTTCTATGGCCGACTATCGGGTTATCGCAATCTCTGAGACTGATATCATGGATGTATTTCCATTTGTAGCACCAAAAGATACTGAAAAGGATTAATTAACCGTAGAGACGTGTAGTGTACGTCTCTACATTAAAAATTTTATATGCACGAGAATATAGATAAAATCAAACAAATTATTAAAGACTCTAATGAGTTGGAGGTTGCAGAAGATCAGGGAATAATACTTCTTATTTCAACTGGAGGGAAATTATATCCATGTGTACAGGGAACTGCACATATGTTGCAGGGTATGATTGAGGGTTTATACAATAAGTCGGAAGATTTTAAAGAAATTATCAATGACGTTGCTTCAGGAGAATCAGTACTTGAAATACCAGAAATGAAATAAATAAATCAATATGAAAAAGACAGTAAACATAGAAGAATCAACAGCTAGAAGCATGTATAAAACGGCTTCACCTGAATGGAAATTGGCATTAGAAGAAACATTTGGAAAAGAGTTTTTTACCGGTAAAATTACTGATCGCATAAAAACGTATGAGGATGCAAGTTTGGAACTTGAAGAACAGCCAATTGTTGAATCTATATTTAAAAGTTTAAGTTTTACAACCGACGAAATTAATTACCGTAAATTAAAAACGATAACTAAGGCATTAAATGAGGGATGGGTTCCGGACTGGACAAATTCAAATCAAGCAAAGTGGTATCCTTATTTCCGGTTGTCCTCCGGGGCTTTCGTTTTCGATGACACGTATTACGATTACTCGGATGCGAAGGCGGGGGACGGCTCGCGCCTTTGCTTCCCCAGTGACGAATTGGCGACGTATGCAGGCAAACAATTTGCTGATATATACAAAGGATTTATGTTTTAATAATTAATCGCTTTTCCAATATGTCGGTTGATGGATTGGAAAAGCAAAATAACAACACACACAAATGAAAAAAGAAGAAAAAGAAGTAGCAGTAAAAGAAGTGAAAGAAAACGTGATGGTACGTATTAAGACTTTCGAAGATGCCATTAAAGAAACCTGTCGTCCGGAAGTTCCTGACTTCTCAAATTTACCTGAAGATTTGCGCGAATATTTTAAAGCGCAATACAAAATTATTGTGATTGCTGAAGCATTGAACGAAGAATGGAAAGCAGACTGGAATGATGGTGATCAATGTAAATATTATCCATACTTCTATATGTCCTCCGGGGCTTTCGTTTTCGGTGGCACGTATTACGGTGACTCGGGTGCGTATGCGGGGATCGGCTCGCGCCTTTGCTTAAAAACGCGGGAACTTGCAAGGTATGCAGGCGAACAGTTCTTAGAAGTTTGGACTGCAATTATTCAGAAATAGAGATGAAAGGTTGTTTGTTTTTGTGGGTTGTCCTCCAGGGCTTTCGTTTTCAATGACACGAATTACGATAACTCGAATGCGAATGCAGGGAACAGCTCGCACCTATGCTAAAATATTTTTACAGAGACAAAGGCCTTGGCACTTGCCAAAAAATTACAAATTCAAAAGGTGCTGGTATCCGTCAGTTGACGGAGAACGCTCCGATACGAAAAGCAAAGCATGAAAAGATTTAATTACTTATTTGATACAGTTTGCAGCCTTGAAAACCTCTGTTTAGCTTTTGAAAAGGCTAAACAGGGAAAGGCTAAAAAATACGGAGTGATGCTCTTTGAAAAAGACCTGGAAAATAATATCAACCAATTGCATTCAGAACTGGTGAATGGTACATACAAAACTTCTGAATACAGCATTTTCACGATTACCGATCCAAAGGTCAGAACGGTTTACAGGCTTCCATTTAGGGACAGAATTGTTCACCATGCTATTATGAATATTCTTGAACCAATATGGTTATCGGTTTTCATTCAAAACTCATACGCATGTATAAAAAACCGTGGCATTCATGGTGTATTAAAACATATTAAAAGGGATTTAAAGGACGTTGAAAATACGACCTATTGTTTGAAATTGGATATTAAGAAGTTTTATCCGAGTGTTGATCACGATATATTAAAAAGTGTCATCCGGAAGAAAATAAAGGATACAAAGCTTTTAAATCTATTAGATGATATAATTGATAGTGCGCCTGGCGTTCCAATCGGGAATTATTTGTCACAGTTCTTTGCCAACTTATATTTATCATATTTTGACCATTGGATCAAAGAAGAAATGAAAGTGAACTACTATTACCGATACGCTGATGATATTGTGATACTAGCACCGGATAAGTCTTATTTACATAATTTGCTGAAAGAAATAAGCGATTATATGACTGTCAAATTAAACCTTCAGGTAAAAGGCAATTACCAGGTGTTTCCAACCAGTATCAGAGGGATAGACTTTGTGGGTTACATTTTCTACCATACTCACATTCTAATGCGTAAAACAATTAAAAAACGCTTTTGCAGAAAGGTTGCCAAACTCAATAAAAAAGAACTGGACCCGAAAACATATAAAATGCAGGTTAGCCCCTGGCTCGGTTGGGCGAAACACTGCAACTCAAAACACTTACAAAAAAAGATACTCAAAAATGAAGAAATTTTCTGAATTAGGAATTAAAGTTGATGAAGACAAAACCATATTTAATGTACAAGTAATATCAATCACCGATATAGTTAATTGTGAAATAGAAATACTTGATTATACACCGGGTATTAAGACATCTTATGGAGAAGGAAGGTACATAGTCAAAATCCGATTTAAAAATGAAGAATGTAAATTCTTTACCAATTCGGCAAAAATAAAAGAGACATTGGATAAAGTACAAAAGAAAGATTTTCCATTTATGACAACGATTATAACACAAAAGTACAGTGGATCAAAAAAGACATTTTTATTTACATAATTATTAAATACTCCAATAAATGGAATTAAATTCAGAATTAGATAGGCTTAGAAAGTATTCTTCAATTGAGGCTGAATTAAAAAGAGCTGAAATTATACATCCGGATTATCCAACTGATATGTTCAGACAAGTAGCAATTTTAAATGAAGAGTCCGGAGAAGTAACAAAAGCGGTTTTAGATTATCATTATGAAGGTGGAAGTTTAGAACACATACAAGAAGAATTGATTCAAACGGCTGCAATGTGTATGAGAATGCTAATGAATTTACCCTGATGAAGTATGGCCAACGAAAATAAGCCAAAAGGAAAAGGAACCTGGGGGCAACGTTCCACCAGAACCGGATCGGAACTAAATATCATTTGCTCTGAGTTTTTTGATAAATTGATTGTTCCGGATGACTTTAAGTTCATGAAGTGGCAGAACGTGATTGATAAAGAAATGATATCACAGGCTAACCCAACTGGGACATTGATATCGGTTGGAAAGGTATACCGGGATATGCGTACCAGTGGGATTGATTTAATGCATTACCGGATATGTTTCCTAACTTTCCCTGAAAGGGGTGGAATTTGTGAAAAAGCAATCATCGACTTTGGAAAGTTCAATTATCACACAGTTGTTACCAATAAAACCATTGAACAATTGAATGTTTGGATCGCGGATCATTATAATAAGATCGTTACTCCGTCAAACGAAGTACAAGACAAGGAAAATGACAAAGATGACGGCTTGCAACATTTTAGAGATAGATACGGAACTTGAATGGTTGTTATCATTTAATGATTTATTCCTTAGAGAAATTGAAGATTTGAAAATGCAAAAAATCAAACTTTACCATGAACAATCAACAGTTACTTCTTGACTTTACAGAAATAAAAACTATTCATGTTGTCAGGTATTGTGATACCAGGTCACGTGACTCTGAAGGTCATTACGCTATCGAATCCGGGGACGATGGTAACACTGAAGAGAGGTTGCGTGAGCAATTACACATATTAAGAATAAACAGCAGCATATGGCTTGCTGATAGGGATAAACAAATAGTTGAACTTAAACAGGAACTTAAAAATTATAAAGTATGATTATTGCAATTGATTTTGATGGAACAATAGTAAAAGACCAATTTCCGGCCATAGGAGAAATGGTAGAAGGCGCAAAGGAAGCGATAAACCAATTAAAAAAGGATGGCTATTATATTATCATTTGGACATGTAGAAGTCACGTCAGGCTTCTTGAAGCTATTGAATGGCTTGCAAAACAGGGTATTCATTATGATAAGATAAATGAAAGTTGCCCGGCAAATGTTGAAAAGTATAGTGGCATTGATACACGAAAGATTTATGCTGACATTTATATTGATGATAAGATGCTTGTTAAACTTCCTACGTGGGATGAAATTTACTGGATAGTAAGGGATTTGCTTCCATCATACGCTGATAAGGTTGCACGTGACGGGTTTTTATAAAAAAGAGTGGTTAAAAGGTAATTCATAGTAAATAGCAAATACGGCATGAAGGGTAAACATATTAATCACGAGAGTAGACAGAAATCAGCAGAGAAAGTAAGGGCACTGCTTTTATTGCATTATGAACCCGGAAGACAGGACAGGTGCAAATTGGCAGTTTATAGGAATTACATAAAAAAAGAAACGGGAATAAGTGAAAGGACATTCTTCCGGTACCTGAAGAAAATAGAACCTGATTCAAAAGAAGATGACCAACAATTGAAATTATTTTAGTTTAAAAAATAAACCGCCTGACTTCATTGTCAGGCGGTTTATTTTTTTATATAATTGTTTTATGTTTTCATTTTGTTTCAATTCTAAATGTTTGTTGTATCTTTGAACCGCAGATTTATCAATACAGTGTACCGGTCAAATTCAAGAAAAAAAGAGTTTGAGCCCGTGCGAGCCGCTTAGAACGGTATTTTTCTTCATTGTCCAGTGGACTGTGTTGGTGGGTCTGCAGCGCGTGGGCTCTTTTTTTATAAACTCTTATTTCTTTACAATGCAAAAGCACATTATTTACTTATTTGAGAAAGGATGCAAGTATGGCAGTCTTATTTAACAAAGATGGTTTTACCATTAAAATACATACAATTGGGAATCCCATTGAAGATTGGGTGAATACGCGTGATGAATTACTTGATTTATTTCAGTGTAGGGATATGAATATGGCGAATGAGAATAAATACTTTAGAGTTTTGCAGTTAATACGAAGTATGACACCTGATTTGGATACATTGAATAAAATGACATCATTATTGTTTCTTTTATTTAGCTCAGTAGAAGGTGTTATTTATGCCAATGATTATTTACTTTAAACTAAATCAATATGACTTCACAAGAATTTAAACAGTTATCCCCGGCAGACAAAAAAAGAGTTCCTTTTAATGATTTACCTAAAAGAAATAAGTTCGGTGGTTTTATCGTGATTGCCTTTATTGCGTTATTGATATTTGCAATGTATAATGGGAGTCAGAAAAATAAAAGTATTGACACTACTGACTTGAAATTAACTGCAAAATTTAAAGTGGAAAGTATCGTAAAATCATTGCTAAAAGCACCTTCTACTGCTGAATTTCCATCAGAGACGCAAAAGTATTATGTGAGTGCAGATAGTATGATTATTATAACCGGTTCGGTGGACGCTCAAAACACATTCGGTTCTATGATAAGAAATAGCTACTCTGTAAAGCTGAAATGGAAAGATGATTATCGTAAAGATGAGAACTGGTCGGTTCTTGATGCAAAGTTAGAATAAACCCCTAACCCCTGAATGGGTATAAGAATTACAAAAAAGCCTCGTACTACTGTTCGAGGCTTTTTTTGGTTTACCCATTAATAAAGCCGGTAGTAACAACCGGTGCAACATAAGTAGTTGGTAATACTTTGACGGCTGATGTATCTGTAACCTGTACATTGTATGTTTCCAGGCTATCTATTAATTCAGCATGGTCATGATCGGTAGATGAAGTAGTCGATACCAGGTTACGAAAAAAGTCTCCTTTCAGTCCGTATAGGTTGGCATTTATAGCATCCAACAGGTCCAGGAATTCAAAGGCTTTTGTTTCGTATTGCGATTTGTGATTACTGGGTGCAATGTTTGAAGTCACCACGTGCAATGTTACAGCCACATCGGCGGCACGTAAACCCTTTGAACGTATTTCCCATGTGATAGGTTGGAACTGTAAAAACAAGGCGGGTGTGGGGAATGGAACTTCTTGTTCTATATACTGAAGATTATTGTTCCAAATATCCAGATGTTTGATAACTGACTTTTTATCATCGAGTGTCAGAGCTGTAATGTATTTTCCCTGATCATCCTGTTGGATCAGTCTCAGTTGGTCGATAATTGATAGATAAAGTTTCTTTCTCATTTTAAACCCTGTTTAAGAATCATTTCAATACTCTTTAAATTGTATTCGATTATGCGTTTCACTGCTTTGTCAACTTCCGGAGCATGACCAATGAACTGCCGTTTTGGAATATGTATTTTACTACCGACTTTCATCAATGCCATATTTTTATAAAATTCGGCTTCGTCACTTATCTTCAGGGAGCCTTTTGAAGTTTTACCATCCTTTTTAAACTTCACCTTTCCGCTCAGCTCGTAAAATTTTGCCCAAAAGAACCGCTTCATTCGAACAGTAACAACGATGTCACCACCTTCGTTATGAATTTGTGCATGTGGCTGTCCGGAACTAAATACAACGCCGCTATTTTGTACCCTGGCACGGATAGAACCGCGCAACCCTCCACCCCCTCTTACCACTAAGAGACTTCCTTTCCCTTCGCGTTTACGTTGTGGCCATCGTTCAGAAAAGAACGCCTTACGCTCAAAGTTCCGGTCAAACTCATCCAGGAGTTCGACTTTCATGTCATTGAGAATATTTTTATTGAGTTCCGATGCAGTCATTAAAATATTTACTATTTATTCATTTACTATTTACTATTTCATCTTCTCAATAATCTTTTGTGCATCCTTTACATCTTTCGGGCTTCCTTCTCTTGACATGTATGGGTGTTTATCCGGGAATATATTAAGTGTTTCTCCCGGGTTAGTTCTAAACATGGCCGATTTGTTTACACCATCTTTATCCAGATTAGTTGTTGCTATTATACCACGATCAATTGATTCCGTAGAGTCAGATAACGGGTATTTATCTTTCATCACCTGGACAACTGTGCAACGGCAGTTCCAACCTAACGGTGGTACGTATTTACTCCAAAATACATCATCTGATGCAAGGGTTGTATTTGCCAACGCAGCGTGATCAGCGCGTACCTTTGCATCTGCCGCTGTTCGGAACTGAAGGTTATAACGGTCGCCATCCTTTTTAAAATCCTGCCATTTAGAGGCGGTCTGTGCAGAATGGATTGCAAAATTGTACTCGGCATTCAGGTAATTGACATTGTAGGTTTCGTAAATAGACTGTACCTCTAGTTTGAATGTTTCAAAGGGTTTGATTTCACCTTTGTCAGTCAGTAACAAAAGAGATACCTGTTTTAATTCATGATACCCTTTCATCCCGGAGAATACAAAAGTATTTTGTTTCAATGCTTCCAGTACTGTTTTTGGAACTACATATTTCAAAGCGGCAGTGGCTATTCCTTTTTCAAGGGCTGCATCAAGTATCCGGTTAATTTCATTGATCAGATCACGTGGTGCCTTTTGTTTTAACATGGCAGGAGTGATGGTACCGTTATCATGAATGAATTTTATGGCACGATTAAAAATGTCCTGATCGAAAGAAGGTATCCATTTTGCAAAAAATAGGATGTCCGCATTTGCATTTTTGCCGTATAGTAAATTGACAGCGTTGTTTAGCCCTGAATAGTATTCAGGGCTTATTGAAAAAAATTGATCGGTGTTTTAGGTTTTGGTGTCTTTTTTCCTTTCTCTTCCAGGGGATCGGGTTCTACCGGTGGTTCTACTTTTGTAGGTTCTTTTATACCTGTAATCTGGATATTATACTTGTCAGTAAAATAGGCGGGAGCAATGATATAACCGTATTTAAGTAACATGTCCTCAATGGCACGTTGTTCTTCCGGTTTATAGTCGATGCTTACATCCCAGTCAAACCGATAACCTTTTACAGGAAAACCGTGCATCATCATAAAGGGCAACAATTTATTGTTGACAAGGTCACGGATAAAGTCGGCATCCGCTTCAATGACGTTCTTCAAAATCTCTAAATGCACCTCACTCTGTGATCGTGAACTTCCATTATCCAAGGTCATGGTTGAATTTAATACCCCTTTGGACATTTCAGAGTTGGCTCGGTCAATACGTTTATCATAGACGTTAAATGCATCGCCACGTGTTGTTTCCTTTATTTCAATTTCGGTACCTTCAGGGAAAAGACCCCAGGCAGCGGCACCCATGTCGGATAACATCTTTTCTACTTTTGTAATTTCGGCTTTATCCCGGCTTGTAGTCTTCCCGATCCGGATAGGCATTCCAAAGAGTTCTCCAAAAGCATCCCAGAACGCTAACATGTTCTTTTTGCTTATTGCCTGAGGTGATATCTTCAGAAACAATCCTAAATCAAATGGGTTACCCGCTTCGATACACCATGTAGCCAGTTCGCCGGTCCGATAATCAATACCCATAGTTGGGAGATCACCGACCTCCTTTACAATTACCCCAAACTCAGGCATCACATGTTTCCGCGGTACAAGAGTTGTATTTTCAAACTGCCGTTTATCATCAACGGTAACAATGTCTCCAAATTGAATTAATGAGTGACCCCAGTACCGGGAATCCAATGCCAGGGAAATGAAATTTTTAAACCATTCCGTTTCAAATATCTCAGTTATATCGGAATTTTCCTTTTTCCCTTTTTTGTCTACCAGTTTAAATGATTTGCGTTGTGTAAATCCTTTGCGCTGTGATACGGCACCGGTAAGATGAAGATCAATATCTACATCAGTATAAACGTCGTACAAGCGGGCACGCCGTGGATGTTCTACCACAATAGCCATTTGCCAGGATTGCCGCCAGTCTCCAATATCTTTTTTAGTCAGATATTGAGTACGATTGGCTAGTTCTATAATCATAGACTTGACGTGTTCTTGTTTCACGTTGTCCATTGCCAGTAGCATTTCGGGAGTATAGCTCATTATTGTTTGAAGTTTGAAGTTTAAAGTTTGAAGTTACCAGTCATTACGCTGTTTTGGGAGTGATCCGTATTTTATATCACTACCTATGTCGGTTCCGGTGGAGTCGGTTAAGGGTGGTAGTTCCGGTGATGCTTTTCCTGCCTGTACATCTTTTAGCCATGCAACGGCACTTTTGTAACGCGTTTCACGTATTTCAAATCCCATTTTTTTGGGTAACCAGGCGATAAGATGATAGAGTGCCATGTCACAACAAACCATAACTAACTGCGAGTTTCGGGCATCACCTTCAGCTATAAATGCGGCAACTATATCGTACCGGTTACGCAGGTAAGAACTGATTTCTTCCCGTGCGTAGTTTTCCGCTTTTTGTCGGGTGGCTTCGTCTGACTGCTGAATTACATCGAGTGTAACGGCATCGGTAACGGCTGAATAATCGGATTGAGTTAAAAACATGATTAAAATGGTTTAAAGAGTTTGAAAAGTTTGAGGTTTGAAAAGTTACCTGGTACAATAAAGTGCCATCTTTTCAATATTGGTAATGGTTAATCCTTTTTTAAATGTGCCTTCCTTTATAAGTTCCTTCAGGTTCTGTTTTGATTTAACCAGGGGTTTTCCATTATACCATAATACAAAGAATTTATTTCCTGTTTTCTCGAAATAACGGTTCGCTTTTCTGACAGCGCGTTTAACCAGGATATTTTCATACTTGCGTTTTAGAAAGAAAAAGAATTTTAGCATAATGTGTGTGTTATTTGATTATTGTTATTTTGGGGACATTGGGGACATTTGTGACCATTACCATGTATTCTTGGAAGTTGACCGGGCACCCAATGAAGGCGAATAGATTTCTGCACGGGTACGCTTTTGAAGAATGTAAATAGCACCTTCGTCGGCATCGGGAGCATCATCGTGCGTGCGAGAGCCTTTTTCAAAGCTCAGGGTCTGTTCAATACCGGTAAGCATATCACGATCGGTTTTCATGGCTTCATTGTACCACACAAAACCACGTTCCCATAATGGACTGACAGCTTCCACACGTTGGTATTTGTCAGGCTTTTTGCGTTGATCAGGTCGGATGGGTAACTGATAACCCCGAAGATTACCTTCAGTGGTGAACTCATCCAGGATAATGTCCTGCAAAAAATTTGCTTCCATGTAATAATCACAAATGACACCTTCTGGCATGGATTCATGTAAGTCATAGAACCAACGCACCATCTCTGAGGCTGAACACTGCCTTACAAATGCTTTAATGTTATGAAGCTCGGTGCCTATTTTACCCCACACTTTTATGGCCTTATAGTCGTTTTTGGTGGTGCCTTTAAAGGACGGGTCACAATAGGCAACGATGCTTTCATATTTATGCAGGGCGGGAAACTTTTTCCACCTCACCCAGTCATTTTTAAATACAGCCCCTTTTGTTATGGGGTTATTCATATATTCTTTTTGAAACGAGCGGTACCCCATAAAGAGTTCTTTCGCTTTGATCCGCTCATCAGTCCAGTACTCAGGCCACGACGGTTCCCCGTTTTTATCCCTCACATTTACCTGAAGTACATATACCGTTTCGATGGCTGCAATATTGGCCAGTACGCTGTTCTTTCCAATTAAATTACCTACCATGATAAAGCGACCGCCTTTGGCAGAAAAAGAACCGAATAAGGCTTCTTTTACCCAATCTGTCATCTTACTTACACGCGCTTCATTCTCTACCAGTTCGTCATCATCCAAGTCATCAATAACAATGTAATCTGGTCGGTTTTCCTTATATCGTAAACCACGTGGGGACTGACCCCTACCGCGTGAGAAAAATGCACAATCATCTGCCGTAACAAATTCACCTTCTGTCCAACTTCCGGCATTGTATTGTTTACCAAAGTCATTTATATACCTTTGGTTATACTGTAATTCTGCCTGAACATCCCCCAACAAAGTATCTGCACTATCCTGACTTTTACCCACCAACACCATCACGTTAATTTCGCGTTTCTTCTGACATTTAAGCCAGAGCGGAATCATAATGTCGACATGGGTAGATTTTGCATGCCCACGAGCCCACTTAAATACAGCCTTTATGTCTGCATTATCCTTTATTTTGTTGGCTGCTTTAACATGAAATTTTGCATTTGGAATAACAAGTCCCGTCTCTTTGTCCACGCAGTAATGTGGAAAATAGTAGGCAACAAAAGCATTGTAGTCTTTACGTACTAATTCGATACGTGCTGATTTTTGGGCATGAGTTTCCGACTTGTTTACGGTAGTTTGACTTTGCACGGATGTACAATGTTCTTTCCATACCCTTAATGCTTCCTTCTGTTCTGCCGCCGTCATGTTACTTTGTTAGATGTTCGGAAATATACAAGTCTTGATATTTGTTGATTGCTTTCACCAATTCGGGTGTAACATTGGCATCGAACGATGAACGGTACTGAATCCATTTACCAAAAGCCATAAATACTTCAATTGCGTCAACTATGTTGGCCTTTTTATCCAGTTTTTCAATAACAGATGCCAGTTTTGAAAGCTTATCACTTAATCCCGCTAAAGCTGCCGGATCATTACTGGCATTAACTTCATCCAGTAGTTTATTGACGGTTACCAATAACTTATTCACCAACTCGGGACGGGTGATGTTTTGTGCCGCTTTTACACTTTCCCAACCACCTGTTTTTACCCATTTTGAAATGCTGACCGCCGACGCTCCTACCTTTTCGGCTATACTTTTTTGAGCTTCACCTTGCAAGTATAGTATCCGGGCGTGTTCTTTCTTTTTCTCCTGTTCTTTCCTTGTTGACATATTGACATGTTTAATACGCTGCAAATTTGAGGTTATTTGAGGGTAATAAAAAAAATGTGTGACAAAATGGCAGTACTTTTTTTATGAATGATGGGAAACGTATTTCTTTGCACACGACAATCAACAACAATTTAAGAAAACGCCAATGAGCTATGATGTAATTATCAGTAATTCCAACCTGAACTGCTTTGGATTCCGGGTATTGACAATGGGTATTGATATAATTCAGTTTGCCCGCAATCCGATAATGCTTTGGATGCATAACCGGCCATATAGCGGAAATACTGATTCAGTGCTTCCACTGGGTACGATCGAGAACATACGCATTGAGGGTGACGAACTGAAAGGAACAGTCAAGTTTGATGAAGCTGATGATTTCAGCAAACAAATTAAAGCCAAATGGGATGCCGGTACTATACGAATGGTAAGTGCCGGACTTGACCCGATTGAACGAAGTGAAGATGCTGCTTACTTACTTCCCGGACAACGCTATGCGACAATCACAAAAAGCAAACTTATTGAAGTGAGCGTGGTGGATATGGGTGCAAATGATGATGCCCTGGCATTATATAACGATGGAAAACTAATTACCCTAAAAGCGGGCGGAAATAACGAATTTTTACAACCAATTAATAATCATTTAAAAGAAAAATCAATGAAACTCATTGCCTTAAAATTGGGTCTGTCTGAGACGGCAACCGAAACTGAGATTTTAGCCAAAATTGCTGAAATCACATTATCTGCCGGAACGGTTGCAAAACTGGAAGGTGTAATTGCTACGCAAAAGTTAGCTGTAGAAGGATTGGAAAAAACAGCCGACGAACAGAAAGTTGTTGCCCTTGCCGCCTTGGTT